TTAAGTACCCGTTGACAGATTTTGCCTAGTTTCCTCAATCTCTGGGCTGATTTGTCCTGCTTCTGGCAATGTTTTGCCTGTTACTAACCAAAATGCATATTCCGGCCAAGTTTTTGTTATTTCTTCGATATGCCAAGCATATGTCTTTTGCTTTTCTTGTTCTAAGTTTTCAATGGTCTTTTTTGGTAATCCTGTTTTTTCGGCGAATTCTCCCCGTCCAAGACCTAGATGGTCTCTTAATTTCCTTATTCTTTTGTTTGTTTCGTATTCTTTTTGCAATTCCATACTATATTTTAGTTGACATATATTCTAGGTGTACTAAAATATAGGTGTAGTTTCAAACCAGCCACAACCAGCCAAACAGGGCTAAGGTGCAATCATGAACCAACAGCAAAACCCAGTCAAATTAGATACGCTATTTTCGTCTAACCCAGACATCAAACAAGTCTTAGAACAAACCGCCTTCCAGCTGTTTTTCATCCCGTTCATGACGCCTGACAAGTTCGCCGAATCCATAGGCTTAAGCAAAGGCGTAGTAGGTGGTTGGATAGATCAAGGCTACTTACCTACGGCGAAGATAGGCCGTTATCGCATGATAAACATGGTCGTTCTGGTTGCTAACCTGAAAGAAGGTAAAGTGTTATGAGCGCTATCAAACTAACCCTAGACAAAGTAAATAAAACCAGTCGTTTTATCGTTACGTATTCGCATCGTGAATTCAAACAAGCGTTGGCTAATTACCATGACTCGTCCAGTCATTTTTATAGGGATATGGATTTTTGTCGTAGTGAACTTAATCTGATTGCTAATACAGGCAGTGATCGTTTACAGGGCTTGATATTCTTGTTTTTGGGTAACGAACAATTGATTACGGAATTGAAAACGTGTCAGGGTGAAATATCAGAAGACCGTAAACTTTTTGGTTCTCTTTTGATTGCTGGCGGACATTATAAAGATTATTTACTTACTGACCTTGATCAGGTGGCTTAAATGAATAGTCAACAAAATCAATTCAATTACCTACTTTCCAAAACAGACCTTATAGGAGCCGCATAAATGGCTGAAGCACCGATACTGCCTGACCGTGGCAGCTCAGAATCAAAAGACGGGCCTGAACGCTTATACAGAACTGCGCTAGCTCAGAGGGACTATATAAACCTTGAACTTGAAGCTATGGATAGAGGGATGAGACCCTATGGCCTAACAAAATCCATCATGACGCTTTACCTACGTAAGCAGCTTATCCCCATGAAAGAACTGTCTGAAGAACTGCGGGGGCAAGTGATTGCGTATTTGAAAGACAAGCAAGAAAAAGCAAAACAGGCGGCGCGCTAATGATTCGGTTCGTTGACTTCCCGGCCTCCACGCCCCGCGCAAAGTATGCACCGAGGAACGAGGTCATCTTTGCCGGGCGTCTGGCCACCGGAGACAAACCGCTACCGACATCAAACGCGCGCCGCATGTTAAAAGCCAAGAAACACAAACACCTGACCTTGGACAACAAAAGAGTGTCGGTGAACATGGGCAACAAAAGACGCGTTCTGCCCGTCGGGCATTCACCTCGTCCAATAGTGGCGCCTCGCGCCCATGCTACGCGTGGAAATGGCCCAAAAGCCAAGGCTGAAAACAACCGCAAAGAAAGAAAACCGGCTGCGCCATTCACCACCCCATACATTGCCTTAAAGGCTGACAATGCAGAGAAGTCGGCAGCGAAGTAGCCAGCGTCGAATTATCGTATTGATTCCATACGCATGCGAAAGGGATTGTAGAGGAAATCGGCGATTAAAACTGAATTACTGGCAGTTAGGTCAAAACCTTTGGAGCTTGCGTAAAAGCGTTTTGGCCTTACTGCCAGTTATCAGGTTTAAACGTCGATTGGAACGGAAAGCCCGGCCCTTTAGGGTTCGCCAAAAAAGAACAAAAGAAAAAACAGCACAACAAAAACGTTAGATAAAACCAGCCATAACCAGCCTTATTTAGCTTTAAACAGAACAAAAAACAAGGGATCAAAAATGATTACCATAAAACACTGCAAACCCGGCCAGGGCATGACATACAGCCAGCGAAGACTATTAATAAAACTATTATGGACATTCGTATCAAATGCAACGCTTCCCTTTATCCTGGGCTATTTCCTTGCACTGGTCTCAATCACATATTCGTTTACTGAGATAGCAAAAGCCTTTGATAAATCCGGATTTGGGGCCTGTATTCAACCGGATTTACAAGAAAATAACGCGATAACCGGCGCTTTTATAACTCCTGCACTCCCGTCACCCAGCTGTAAAACCGCTGAAACTTTTGACCCGATTACCAATACCTGTGCAGAACTAATCAGCACTAAACAACTAGAACAAAGATTAAGGTTCTAACCATGTCCGAAACATGCCCAAATTGCGGAGCCGCTAGCTTTACCGACCAACGCACAGATAACGACCAAATCACCTGTTACAACTGCGGAGAAGACTTTGACCCAATCCCCTCCGAAGACGATGGCGAAGAAGATCCCGACTTAGAAGACCCAGACATAGAAGACTAACCGCGTTCGACCTACGCGTATTAAAAGGTCAACCCAAAAAGCAACAGAAACCGAAAGACCACCCTTAACCCAACAAAGGTACAAAATCATGACCGACCAATTAACCCAAAACAGCTTCCTAGGCGACATGAAAACAGTCATAAGAGGACAAGTTGAATCGTTAACCCGTTATGAAATAGATGGAGACAACAAAGGTGGCTCCATTTGGGTATCAAAACCCAACACCGGAAAAAACCCCAACAACCTGGGCAACGAACTAATCAAAGTCAAAATGCCGTTTGAAATGTTCGACCAGAAAAAAGCCGAAGTAGAAGCCGGAAAACTGTATTTCCCTTGTCAAATGGAAATCCTCTGTGACATCAACATGGGCGGCCAAAACAAAGCCGTCCTGACAGCCATCAGCATGAAACTTGATGGCCCGGAACCCGGACAAATAAAAGACGAAGACATAGACAAACCAACCGGGGAAAACCTCCCTGATAAAGACAAACCCAAAACCGGTGCGTCCCAGACAACAACCGGTACAACTTCCGCCAACAAACCATAAACAGGGGTTAAACCATGAAAATCCGCTCAATGGCCTGCCTGATAAAAAAGCCCGTAGAGTTCAAAGAGCGGGTTCTAAGCAACCAAGTACAACAAGGCCGATTCATAAACGGCCATGTAATAAAAGGAAATGGACAATTAAAAGAAAACAAACAGAGGAGCATTACTTAAATGGCTGTTTGCGTTAAATCCGCGTTACTGACTGCTGGTACTGCGAGTAGTGCTCTTAAACAGGATGGGCAAGTTGTTGATGTTTACGCATTTGTTATTGATCCTGTTCAGACCAATCCTTGTCCTAATTACACCATTCTAAGCGGACAAGACTTCGCGAATATTCCAACCCTAACCGACATCTTCACGATGCCGGTAGCGGAAGATTTGCAACAAATGTGGATGCTTGGCTTTAGCTTGCCAATCATCGCATACCTGACGGCTTGGAGTTATGGAGTCGTTATCAACTGGTTTAACGAAAAACGACATCGTTAGACTTTAACTTAAGAAAAATAGGTGAACTATGAAAGACATCAAAAGAATCGTTGCAGTTTTATTCGCTGCATCAGCCTTGGCAATGGTTGCAATTACTCCTGCAAACGCTGCGCTGGATTTTACACCCTTAACAGCGGCGGTTGATGCGACAACCATCGTAGCGGCTCTTACAGCTATCGCCGCAATTAAAATGCTGCCCGGTGTAGCCAAGTGGGGCTTTAACAAAGTTATCGGCTGGTTCCGGTAACCAAGAAAAAGGAAGGGTGTCGAAAGGCACCCTTTTTTATAAACCCAAAAAGAGACCAAAAACATGATTTTTTTAACCTTGTATTTCCTAAGCGGCCTAGTTTGCGCCTATGCCGTCATATCGGGATTTGACAATGCGTAAAATAATCCTGTTTTTGATTTTGACGTTTTCGGGTTCGATTTTTGCCGATTCTTATCCTTCTGTAGCGTTGGTAACGTATGGTTCTCAGTATTTTTCTTGGGTCGGTTATTCTACTGTTTCTTGGGACGACTCTTGCACTAAAATGCTTGCCACAATTCCCAGCACGAACCGTACTTATTGCAATAAATTGCCTAGTCCATCTGGTTATACCACCACCTATACATGTCCTGCCGGGGGTACTGTTTCTGGATCGTCTTGTATAAATGCTCCGGCTTGTACAGCTCCAAATGTACGCGATGCAACAACCGGCATGTGTGTTCCCCCGGCTACATGCCAAACCACACCTACAACCACTACATCGGGTTCAACACAAACCCTTTCCTGGGAAACGCTAAACACCGGTTCAAACACCTGTGATCCTCATTCCTTGAATTGCGATTACCCACTTGCCGTAAACGCAACAACAAAACAATGCGATTTATCGTGTCCTGATGGCTCCACGGTTGACGTATCAGCGGGGGCGCAATGTCCGCCGCCATCATGCCCGAATCAAGTCAATGGTAATATGATAACCAAACAGGCGTGGAATTCCGTTACTCAGAAATGTGAAAACTCAGACATTGTCTATTGTGACGGTCAATTACAAGTTCCTGACGCTGGAACAGGCACCTGTTTGCCCAAACCCGGCGCAATCGATTGCGGAAACGGTATTGTTGTTATATCTCCGCTTGTATGCTCTTCTGAGCCTGATCATTCGCAGGATATAACCTGTCCTGACGGCCTAATTATCTCGCCCCCTCGCACCTGTGCCTTATTGCCGCCTGATCCGGCTAAATGTCCGGGTGGAGCTTCAGCCGTTGAAACCACCGGGTACGTTAACGGTGTTCCGACATGCATTATGAAAGACGGAACCACAACAGCCGCCGCCGATGGTAGCCAGTCGCCATCTGATGACAAATACAACCCTCAGAATTACAAAGCCGGTGTTGCTTGTAATTCATCTTATTCCTACCCGTGTGACCCGTCGCTTCCTGTTGTTAGTACGCCCGGCCTTACAGGTATAGAGAAATGTGGCCCAGGTACTTTTTTTACTTGCGCTGATACTTATAACAAGCCTGTTGCTCCCGCCCTTTATCCTAAATCCCCAGCACCCACAACAGCGACAACAACAACCACCGGCACAGGTACTACAACCATAATAAATTCTGATGGTTCAACGTCCACGCAAACAACAACGACTAACAATACCGGGACGACAACCACCACGGGCGGATCTACTGCCGGATTGGCTACTGAAGATACAGCTCGTGAGATTGCCAGTCGTTTGGGCGGCAAAGCAAAAGGCACGGGTGCCGCCACGGGTGCGGGAATGGGTACATTTACAGCGCGCGGAAAAAATACTAACCCGAATTTGGGAAAATGGTACGAGGCCACAACAGACACTTATGAGGGGGTATTTCAAACAAATGTTAATAGCGTAAAGGATTCGCCCCTTATGGGATTTAGCCAGAAAATCTTTAACGTGTCTATTCCGGGCGGCACCTGTCCTATCTGGACGATTCCGGCGGTTATGAATATGCAAGCTATCCCCGTTTCACCTCTGTGCAGTGATTTCATGGACTCTATTTTTCCGATAATTAGCGCACTTGTTCAGGCATCGGCGGTGTTTATGGTTTTTAGAATTATTATTTCCGGCTTTAAGTCATAGGAGGCTATATGCAGGCACTTATAGACACAATATCGAATTATTTCGACTGGCTTATATCCCTTTACGTCGACTTTTTTGTATCGCTGAAGAGTTTTTTCCAATCAATCTTAGACACCATTGAAAACTACTATGATACGGTTCATACCTTTATCACTAATGGTTTTGAATCGCTTCGTCTTTGGGTTATTGACGTTCCTATTTGGCTACTAAAAAAGGGATTTGAGGGGCTTTTGTGGGTTTTGAATTGGGCGGCTGAAAGTTGTTCTTACTGCCTCGGCGGGGTATCTCATGCGGGTGAACTGGCGGACAAATTCCAATGGGCATGGAACACGATAGCAACTTATTCGCCGGGGCTTATTTATGTTGTTAACCGCTGTGGCGTTCCTGAGGCATTCAAAATATTAGTCTGCGGCATGGGCATTTGGGCGGTTGTGAAAACAATTATGATTATTAAAGGCATATTATGATTATCTTCCATGAAGGCCTACCCGGTTCCGGTAAAAGCTACGAAGCGGCCATTAATCAAATTATCCCGGCGCTCCAAAAAGGTCGAATGGTTTATGCCTATATTGAGGGCTTGAATCATGAAAAGTTTTCTGAAGTAACAGGATTGCCATTACCCGTAATTCAAAATTTACTGCGTCAATTGACGAAAGAGCAGGTTAAAGATGTTCAAGTTCACGTTGCGAACGATTCTCTGGTTATTATCGATGAGCTTCAAGATTTCTTTCCGGCTGGTAAGGCGACTCTTGATCCGGGTATAACTGAATTCGTTACCCAGCATCGTCACCGGGGCATAGACATAATTTGCATGGGTCAGGATTCCCGTGATTGCCATATGCTGTGGAAACGACGAATCGATACCCTGATTCGTTTTGTTAAACGTGATGCTATCGGGCAACCTGACGCATACACCTGGACAACCTACAAGCAACAAGCGGGTAAATTCGTTCAGTTGCGGTCCGGTAAAGGGACCTATGATAAAAAGAATTTCGGTTTGTATGCTTCACATACTGAAGGCGTTAGCTCAATAGATGCCCATAAAGATGACCGGACAAATGTTTTAAAGTCGGCGGCTTTTACGTTTTACATTCCGCTTTTTTTAGTTGCGCTGGTTTTCGCTGTGTATTATCTCTATGGCTTCCTATCGGGGCGTAGTTCGCCAGTTAAGGCGAGTACGGCACCTTCTGCCGAGGTCCGTCCGTCTATTCCAGAAAAGCAAGATCCTGCCAAGCAAGCTTCGCAGCAACCAGCCCCGCAACCTAAGCCGCCACCCCCTTCAGACACCGATTATTTGGAAAAATATTTAACAGATTATAGGCCTCGCCTGATCGCACTTATTGAAAGTAAAGAAAAGAACAAGATGGTGGCCCAGATAGAATTCATTGATTCATCTAATAAAGTATTCGAGCGCCTTAACATCCCTCAAATTGTCGCGTTTGGCTACGTGGTCGAGCGTAAACCGTACGGCCTGTTGCTGAAACGTGGTGATAAACGCTATCCGGTTACATCGTTTCCCATTGAAAGGAGTGAAGGCGTTACGCGTCATCCTGAAGACTCTAGGAATTATGCTCCTCGCTGATATGAACGTTACTGACCTGGCGCATTATGCCCTGGTTCAGTAACGGTGAACTTGGGTGTTCGCTTTACTTATCAAAGTCGCTGGTGAGTTTAAGCAGCGCGTCATGCGGTGAATGAAGATTGACCGATTGAATGAGTGATTGAGGGATTGATGAATGAACGGCATGACGCGCGGGATCTAGTTTTCCTTCCCATTGCTGAAGTAAAGAACCACAAAAAAGGCTGTTACGTCCCTGTATCACGTAACAGAACAATACACCACGAAGCCTATAAGAGCTGAAAATATGAAATTTAACCAACGCTTTTCCCTTGAATCCCTTTCTCATGGTGCTGAAGAAGATCAGACCGGCTTATTGTTTGCTAATGGTGATCAAATTGTAGACCTTTCGGGCGTTAACATTGTTGGCGCTTCGGTGGATACCGTAAGACAGTTGTTTCATGGTGTACCTAAAGCTTCTTTCATTACAAAGCTTGAACAGCATGTGGAAAATAAAGATGAGTTTGTCCGGTTAACCGCAAACGACTTGGTTAATGATGACCGTTGGCATTTTAGCCGGATGGGCAAAACTGGCGGTTACCGGTATAAACTTCAAAACAATGCTGTTGGGTTGGTTGTTCTGTTTGGTAGTTGGTACGGCAAGATAGATCAGGAAGGCTCACATTTAAAAATTGAATTGTCGCCGCATTTTATTTCACAACGTACAGTCCCGGAAATTTGGGATTATCTGCACGGTGACTTCGTTGGTATATCTCGCATTTTCTTAGAAGAGCCAGAAGCAAAAGGCGTTGCTGTCCATTTGGCTTGCGATTATCAAGGATTCAATTTACCTGTTGATTTTATACAAAAATTTTCAACCAGTTCCAGGACGATTAGGGCCTATGACGGTATAGCCTCCCTTGACCTGTCAGACTTTACGGATGCAGTTGCAACTTATGGCCGGGAAGGTCAGGACAAAAACTATCTGATCGGTAAGCCAATAGCCGTACAAATGGCGCTTTATGACAAGAGCTATGAAATGATTAAATCTGACAAGGTTGATTATTTTAACGAAGAATGGAGTGTTTATTCTTTTGGGACTTATGATCCAACTCAGTCAGTACGTCGGATAGAAGCAAGGCTTCATCATACCGTTATTCGTGAAATAGGCCACGGCTTGGGTTTGGAATTTGAGGGCTTTAACCAAGTTGCCGAACACTTAACTGACCTCTGGCGCTATGCTCTGGAACGCAACCGGCTAATGATTGACGGTGATCCTCGTGGTTATCTCAATCCCTTTTGGCAGCTTCTTATGCAGGATGTCCATTTCTATGTTCCCGCTCAAGGCGTGAAAATTTCGCGCAAAAAAAAAGAAGCAGTAGACCCTATCGCTAGAAACATCACTTCCGTTATTGGCAACTTGGTTTCAATCATGGCTCGCCGTAATGATTGCACAGTACGGCATGTGATGCGCCAGTTACATAACTTGCATATATGGCCGGAAATTCAAACGTATTACAGGAGTAGGGGGAAGGATGATAATGATTTGCGGGATCAGATTAAAGAGGGATTGGAAAAAAGGCGTTTGATTGGTAAAGCGGCATGAATAAATATCGGTGTGTTCGTTGTGGCAAATTTATAAGGGCGTATGGTTATTGCTCTGGGTGTTCTGATTCATTGTGTGTATTCGCATGAATAGCAATCTTTTTTCTATAGTGCCTTGCATGGCATGCCCTGGTACGACTTTGCTTAAAACCGCTTTGATCTGGAAAGAGTTGGTTTTTTGCTCGGCTGACTGTTTGAGAAATCATGTTGAAGCTGTGCGGTTGAATAACGAGCCAGTAAAAAAGGAAGCTCACGATAACTTCTTTAAACCTGTTTCACGTCTATCTGATGCACAGGCCGTTCAGGCCATTGGTGAAGATAGACATTTTTTAATTTAAACGGAATTAAAACTGATGCAGATTTTTGACATAGATGAAGCTGCTGATTTCCTTAAAATGAATCCTGAAGTTTTAAGGCGAAAGGCGAAACTTGGATTGATTCCCGGCCGTAAGGCTGGAAAGCGTTGGGTTTTTGTCTGTGAGCACCTAGCTGACTGGGTTTCTGGCCGTTACCCGCTTTCTGTAAACGACACCTTGACGGTAGTCGATGATCAACCAAAGGATACTATTCAATGTCGATCTACAAGCGCAAAGATACATGGTGGATTCAGTTCACCGTTCCAGATGGACGACGAATACAACAGACTGCTGGGACTCAGTTAAAGCATGAGGCTCAAGAATTACACGATAGATTGAAAGCTGAAGCGTGGCGTGTAAAGTATTTGGGTGCTAAACCTCGTTATTTTTGGAAGGATGCTGTTATTCGTTGGTTGACTGAGCAAGGGCATAAAAAAAGCATTGAGACGGATAAGGTGCATTTGCGTTGGGTTGATAAGCATTTAAGCGGTTTCTATCTCGATGAAATTAATAAGCTCAAGATTGATTTAATAAAAAATGCAAGATTGGCTGATGGTGTGAGTAATTCGACCGTGAATCGACTTCTTTCAATTTTGCGGGCTATATTGAATAGGGCTAAAGATGATTGGGAATGGATAGATTCCGTTCCGGGGTTTCGTTTTTTACCTGAGCCTGCTGGTCGTGTTCGTTGGATTACTCGTGATGAGTCAGTCCGTTTGGTTGAAGAGCTTCCCGAGCATTTAAAGTTTATGGTTCGTTTTGCTTTGGCTACTGGTCTACGTGAAAGTAACGTAACTCATTTACAGTGGTCTCAGATTGATATTCAACGTAGATGTGCGTGGGTTCTAGCTGATCAAGCTAAGGCGGGTAAAGCAATTGCTGTTCCGTTGAATGATGATGCTCTTGATGTAATTGCAAGTCAGGTTGGTAAACATGATGTTCGAGTGTTTACTTATAAAGGCAATGTAGTTAATGATGGTAATACTAAGTCATTTCGTAAGGCGTTAAAGAGGGCTGGTATTGAGGATTTTAGATGGCATGATCTTCGCCACACTTGGGCATCTTGGCATGTTCAAAGCGGTACACCTCTTCACGTATTGAAGGAGTTGGGTGGTTGGGCTGATATATCGATGGTTTTGCGGTATGCTCATTTGTCGAGCGCTCATCTTGAAGAGTACGCGGGAAATTCTTCTTTTCGCTCTGGGGCAAGCTGTGACAAACTTACTACATCGGGCTAA